CATCGCCGGCTGCGTGATAAACACGAAGTCGTAATCGTTTTGCATGTACTGGTGAAATTTCTTGTTGCGCTGGTCCTCGGTGTCCGGCTTGGCCTGGCCGGCAGCGTCGACGTTTTCCCCGATGAGCAAAATTTTCGAGCCTGGAAACCACTTGTTTGCCTCTTTGACCCAGTTCGCGCCCACCGACTTAGGCACCACGATCATGTTTTTCTTGGCCTTGCCCTCCAGCTTCATCAGGCGCGCGATCATCAGCGCGCGCACGGTCTTTCCTAAGCCCACGTCAGCCGCAATAATTCCTTTCCCATGCGCCAAGGCCCATCGCACGCCGCCCCACTGGAATGCCTTTAAGCCCTCTGCGTTCATGCCCGGGATCGGCAGCGGATCGTTCGTGTAGGTTTCCTTGACGAAGCCGCGGAATGCGCGGTTGTAGCGGGTTTCGAGTTCGTCGCGGTAGCGGCTGGTCATCAGCCACTCCTTGAAATCCGCGTTCAACTTCTTAATATCGTCCCACTCGTCCCTGTGTACGCCCGAGCGATTCAGGTAAGTCTCGACCAGGGCTCGCTGCGCGCCGAATCCGCCGTCGAGACTGTAGACGTTATCCTTGAACGTGATATGGCTGTCCGGCTGATCGTGCAGGAAATCCGTCTGCGCCTCGTCACGCCGGCCGTTGAAATACGCCTCTATGATCGGCAGCGGAATGAACGCATCATTGAGCGATACGTCGATATCCTCCATGGATTTAGGCGCGATCGTTTCGGTGAGCTTCGCCTGCTGGCGTTCCAATTTCAGCCGCATGGCAGGGTCCAAGTCGGTCGCTTTGAGCGCCGCGGTCACGGCGTCTAACTTCGGCCACAGATCACCCGTGAGGTATAGCCCCTGCGTCGTCCAGCGCCCATCCCCAACATAGGCGTAGTCGGAGGACGCATCTAACAAGTCCTCCACGTCCGCGAGCGGTTTGCCGGTGCGCATCGCCACGTCCGCCGGGGTAAATGTCTTATTCTCGACCGCGAGAGTCTGTGCCGCCGTCTCGAACGATGAGAGTTCAACCGGCTCCGGGTCTTTCGTCAGTAGGTCCGAGAGCGTGCCGTCGTTATGCACCGCACCGATGAGGCCGTAGTAGGCCGAGTCCTGATGCGCGGCGACCAACAGGTCGGGATTCTTGCCAGGGATACCGTGCTTCGCCACATACGCCTGCACTTCCGCGGCGACATTGGCGCGGGCGCGTTTGGCAAACTCCGGATCGGCGATCATCTGGGCGATCGCCGCGCTTGCCGCGTCGGCATCGAGAACGGCCGGCCGGTCCATGACCTCATCCATGCGATGCCAGCGCAGCGGCGTGCCCTCCAAAATGTACTCAACGCCGTCCACCGTCTTAGTGCTGCCCGGCTTCGTGAGTTCATAGGGGCGCTTGAGCGCCGCGCCCTGCACCCGGGCGGTCATGCGTTTATCGCCCTGCACCAGCGCCAGAATGTCGGCCATGCTCGGCTTCGGATCGGGGCGCGCGTCGGGCTCGAACGCCGCGATGCGCTCGGGTATGCCGACCATGGAGCCCTCGACAGTAATGTCATTGCCCATGCCGGCCTTCGCGCGCCAGCCCGGTTCCATGGAGCCTAAGATATTGCCGGCGCCGCGGCCGGCAAAGTAGCCGCCGTCGACAAATTCAGGGTCATCGAGCCCGAGCGCGGTCAACTGCGCGGGGTTGAGCACGCCGAGCGCGTTCGCGACCGCCTGCGGTCGCTTGCGGAAAAAAAGGATATCGGCGGTGACGCCCGTGTGCGAGTGCTCGAACGCCGTGTTCGGCATCCGGATCGCGCCCAAAAATTCGCCCTTCGTCAAATACTGCTGGCGCATCGTCCTGCCGCGCTGCGCGTCCATGACGCCGTGGTTGACGATCATCGCGACAATGCCGCCCGCGCGCGCTTTGTCTAAGGCGGTGTCGATGAAGTAGTCATCGGCACGCGGGATATCGGCCTTATCGTCGATGATGCACCCGCCACGCGGCCCGAACGGCGCATTGCCGATCACCGCGTCAAACTGGCGCTCATCGCCGGTTGCGAACTGTTCCATGCTCATGTGCCGAATCTCGTCCTGCGGATGCAGAATCGCGGCCACCTTTGAACTCACGCCGTCGATATCGACGCCGGTCACGGTCATGGAGCCCGGCGCCGTGTGCAGGAATACGCCCGTGCCGCAACTCGGCTCCAGCGCCGTGCCACCGGCAACTCCTAAGCGGTCGAGTGCGCGCCACATGCCGGCGGCCACGGCCGGGTCGGTGTAATACTCGTTCAAGCTATCGCCACACCCGCCGTTGCCCGAGTAGCGCGCCATTAGTTGCTTGTCTGCATCCGTGTACTCGGCCTTGCGCTCGACAATGAGATCGACGACCGCCTTGTTGATGCGCCGCCGTTCCTTGACGCTCTCGCCGGCTGCGCCAAATTGCGCGACCGCCACGGGCGGCGGCGGCGGCTCATCGTTAACCTCACTGATTGGATAATCGGCGGCGGTTTTTTTACCGTTGCTCATCTTCACCAATCGACGTTGTAAGCTGTCGGCGCCTTCCCTTGTAGCCCGCGTTCCGGCGCCGTCTACTTCAAATCTGGTTTCTGACTTCGGCCCGTCGGGCTCCGTTGGCGCGGCCGCCGGCTTTGCGCCCTCGCGCAATTCCCTGACCATGCGCAGATTGCGGTTCACTTCCCTGAGAGACTGTTTATCGAGCGGCTTGACGCCCGCTTTGTGATCCTGCTTCATTTTCCAGAAAATGCGGTAGAGGCGGCCCAGGTCGACCGGGCCGTCCCCTGCGTATTGCCAGTACAGGCGCTCGATCGGCGTGTGCGCGTGATACGCGGTGAGGTCGCTTTTCGGCAGCGCCAGGGCTTCGACCGTGGGCGGCGCCGCTGGCGGGGCGGCCGTGGGCAGTTTGTGCATGGGCAAGGATGACGCCGCAGCGACAGCCTCTCTTGCTCGATCAATCCGCGCGCGGGCGGATGGGGTAGGCGTCGCCAGCTTTTTCTTCTGGATGCGCGTATACGGCGCGACCACGGTGCCATCGCCACGCACGCTGCCCGGGACATTCACGGGTGTATCGAACAGCGACATTTGCTCAAATGACTTGCGGAAAAAGAGCACCCGCTTGACGGCCTGGTTGACGTTAAGCATGCGAGTCTCCTAGCGTGGTATCGAGCCACAGATTGAAATTGCGATCGGGGCCGGGCTCCCGGGTCGTCGGCACCCAGCGGCCGCGGCAATGCGGATGAACCACGCCAGCCGGTATCCACCAGCGTTCCTCGGGCTCGCGCGCGATGAGTTCGCCACCGACGCGCTTGCGCGGGGCGGCCGCGCGCCCGATGTTGGTTTTGCCCGGCCATACCTCGCGCGTGCCATCCTTATCCGGGTCCGCCGGGTGCGCCACCGTCATGATGAGGCCGTCGATCTTTTTGCAGAATGGACAGGCGTCGCGGTAGACCTCGACGCGCTTTAACTTGGCCCCGATCGGGCTGCTCGCGACCACGCCCTGGTCAAGCGCCTCACCCGCCTCGGTCACGGCGATCCGCCGCCAGTCGCGGTTCAAATCGCCGAACTCGTCGAACAGCCGCGATTGCAGCGCACTCGCGATCGTCCCGGGCCGCTCGGCAATGCGCTCGCTTTCAACCTCCATGATGGCGCGGCGAATCTTATGCCGCGCCGCATCGGTGAAGCTCGCGACATTCTCGGCCGCGTGGGCGCTCGCGTAGCTCATCACGGCGGCCTGTACGGCGCTCATGTCGAATGTCTGGATGGCGGCCGCCGCGGTCACTGGGAGGGCCGCCAGGAGGATATCCGCCTGCCCCTCGGTCACATTCGCCATGTTCGCCTGAATCCGCCCCATGAGGCTTGCGCGCGTCGAGAGCCACTGTGCTTCGGTGCGCATGTCGTCCGCCGGCAAGTACCGCTGGAACAGGAAATCAGTCAGCAGCAGGTAATCGTCCAGCGCGTAGTCTGCCGGCGGCAAGGCGGTAAGATAGATGCGCACCAGGGCGAGTTCGGCCGGCGTCCAGCGCACCATGGCCCCGTCGGGGCGCTGCGGCGTCGGCCCAGCTTTGTGCAGCGCACCCGACAGCCATTGGGTTAATTCGTCCCGACACCCTGATAGGCGCAAAAGCCCGCGTTCGGTGAATAGCTCCACCAGATGCCGGATGAACGGTGACGGGTGCTCGTCCCAAATCGCATCCGAGAGCGGATCATCGCCGTGGGCCTTGCACAAAAATTCCAGCGCCGCGTCGGTCTGCGCGGCGCTCAAACTCCCCACGTCGATCAACAGCGGGCTAGAACTCACGGCACGAGTAAGTTTGACCGCTGGTAGCGCCCCAAATGCTGATGGCGTTGGTCGAGGCGGCGCCGATCGGGCTCGCATAGGTCGCGCCGGCCGCCACGCGAAACGAGTCGGTGGTGATGCCCGAGAGGGCTATCTTTGCGGCGTTGGAGGCATCGCCGTCGTCAATCCAGAGGTCGCCGCCGGAGGTATTTTGCAGCCACCAGCCCATGCGGCCGAGATTGGCGGCCATGAGCACTTGCGCGGTGCCGCCCACGACGATGAAACCGCTGGCGGATCGAGGTCGGATTTGTTGCATCGGCTGCCTCCGGTGATGGAAGCGGGCAGCCTAGCGTCACGACGCGCCCGGCGCCGCTTCGGGCCAGTCATCCCCTTGGAATGCCTTGGCCTCATCCTCGGTCATTTCCTGGCCGTAAAAACCCGCATCCATGAGCGTTTTGGAACTGACCGCCTTCCATTGGCCGTTCACGATCGCCTCGACCATGCGCGGCATCTTGGTCACGGGGCTGATTTCGCCCCGGAAGATCATATTGCCGTATTCGATGTACATGGTTTTTTCCCAAACAGCAGAAGCACCCGACCGAGCGACTTTATCATTTTCCGAGCACTACTATAGTGCTTCTTGACGTGTGCCAGCCAGGCCGACCCGTAAATCTGCTTTTGCTTGTTCGCCGCCTCGGCGTAGGTCTTTTGCTCGGCCTCCGGCCATTGTTCAATAGGGGTCGCGGCTTGGGTTTTCGTCTTTTTGTACTTGCCTTCCAATTTGCGGGTCACTTCGTAGAACGGGTGCGCGACGTTCTTGGCCTGGATCATGTCTTTGACGTTCAACTGCACTTCGGCCTGCACCCCGTTTTTCATGGTGACGATGAGGTTAACGTCGCAGTAGCCCATCGAGGTCGGCTTCAAAAAGGTATTTTTCGGAACCTGCGCGACCTTCATACCGGAGGCTTCGAGGGACGCCATGGTGTCGGCCATGTCATGCAGATCGTCGACCGCGAGGGTGCAGCGCACGAGGTCGGAAATGCGCGACCAGTCCCCGTCATAGTCCTCTTCGACCTTCTCGGTTGTGCGCTTTATGCCATCGCCGGCCTGCTTCAATCCGGCAATAAACAGCATCTTGCCGGGCTTGGCGTACTCTTCGGCCGTGACGTTGTTCGGCCCCGTGGTCATGGTCTTAAACCCGAGCTTGGAAGCAACGCCCCGGCCCTCGTTCAACCACTCTTTGAGTTGCCCTAAGCCGGCTTCGGAGAGCGCGAACAACTCATCGCGGTCGGCGGTCGGCTGCACCGCCTTTTTCGGTAGGTCCGCAAACTTCGGGTCCGCCGGATCGACGACGGCCTTCGCTATTTCCTTGGCCTTCACTTCGGGGTTGCCGTCCGCGTCCGCGGCGCCGGCCGGCTTGATGTTGACCGGCATGTGTTTCCAGCCGGCCTTTTTGGCGGCCGTGAACGTGCCATTGCCGTCCTCGACATTGTAGTGCCCGGGCTTCGTCGGGTGCGGTGACACGGTGATCGGCGGGCGCTTCCCGAGTTGCCCATGCAGCGCCGCTTCCATGCGCTTCGGTGCGTTGTCGCCGCCCTTCTGGTTTTCCGCGTCCGTTTTGGTCGAGTGTAGATTCTCCATCGGCACGGTCGAGGCGCCCTTCGTGTCGAAGTACTTGTCGTGGTCCTCGGGGAGATTCTTCGGCGGCGGCATCTGATCGACGACGCGCTTGGCGTAGCTCTTGTCGTTTTCGCCCTCGTTGCGCGGTGCGTACTGCGGCTTGGAGTGAATCTCGTCCCAGTTCACTTTATGCTCGCGGCCGGAACTGTCCTTGACGGTCGCACCCTTCGCCCCGGCGTTCGTGACCTTGCCCTGGCCCTTGAAATCGCCGGCCGTGAAGCTCACCGTCTCGCCGACCTTCGCGCTGCCCTCGGGCGCCCCGCTGCCCGCTTCGGGCGCTGCCGCCGGCTGCTCGGGCGCCGCTTTTTTGCGCGGCTTCGGCTCATCCTTCTCCGTCTTGACGTAGTGCGTGACCTCGCGCCCGGTGCTCTTTTCGGTAATGACTTTTTTGGAAAGCCCCGGGCGCCCGATGATCGGCTTACCGCCGCCCTTGGCTTTGACCATCAGGGGATCTTCGTGACTCTCGTTCGGGATCAAGAAAAAAATTCGCTTGCCGTTTGCGTCTGTCACGATATGCCCGTCCTCACCGGATTCGGTGATTTGATAGTGCTGGGGTGCGCGGCGTTTGTGGCCGACGATATGCGGCCACTTGATTTTGTGCGTGACGCCATTCGCGTTGATGGTCGCGCCGTGCTCGCCCGCGGCGGTCACGCGCCCTGACATGGGGCCGTTCGGATGATTGAAAAACACGTCATCGCCGACCATCACGTCCGGCTTTTTGGCGGCGGCCTCTTCGTCGACCTCGCCGGGCTTCGCGGGTTTGCGGCTCGGCGCCTGCATCAGTAGTCCGCTACAGAGTAAATCGGTAGCCCGAACGCCTTTTGCATGGCCTCCGGCGGCGGCGGATTGCCCTTGCCACCAGGCTTGCCCGGCCCGGCCTGACTCGGCGGCGCTTCGCCCTCCGGCTGATTGTCCTCGCCGCCACCATCGGGCGGCGGATCGCCGTCCCCAGTCTGTTGCGGTTGACCGTAGCCGTCGTCCGGCGGCGCACCCGGAGGCGCCTCGCCCGGCTGCCCGTAGTCCTGTTGCTGGCTTTGCTGCCACACCGCGATCAAGGACGGATTCAAGGGTGCATCGCCCCACGGGTCGGTGATCTTATCTTCGCCCCTTGAGGCGCGAAGCTCGTTCACCGTGTTGCACAGTTTCACTTCCTCGAACGATTGCTTCTCGTCCTCGTCCTCCAGGCCGTTCCAGAAAAAAGCGTACTTGTCGCCGTACTCGGCGACTACGTAGTCGGTGAAAAGGTCCGCGTAGTAGGAGAGCAGCGGGTTTAGGCCCTTGTCCTTGGAGTTCGCCAGTTTCTCGCCCGTGTCGTTGCCGGAGAGCGCCGACGTTTTGCTCGCGCTGAAACTCTCGAAATTGATTTCATCGGGCGCGATCGAGTAGATCGCGCAAATGAGCGAGGCTAAGAACGTCATCCACTTCGAGAACATCATTTCTTCGGAGTCGGCGCCGAACTTCTCGAACGCCGCTTTCGATTCCTGGTCCTTGGAAATCATCACGGGCAGCGCCCAGGCGTTGCTGACGCCCTTGACCATGCTGTTCCAATATCGTTTGAACGCGGCAATGTCTTGCTCGGAGTAATCACCGCTCAAATGCAGCATGCCCTTGGGGATCGCGTTCGCATCAAAGTATTTCGTGTTGTAGCTAAAGGCGTTCAAAAAGCCCGTGACGACGCGAATCAGTAGCTCGGTTTCCCCCAAGCCGTAGCCGCCGACGATCACGTCGGAGCGCGGGTTGCGCGGCACGTAAATCAAGTCCTCGTAGGTGTAGAGCGAGCGGATGCGCCCGTTGACCACTTGCAGCGCGAATATCTCATCGTCGCCCTGGTAGCCGACTTCCGAGCACAGCCGGATCGTTGCCCCGTCCACCGCGTACAGGCCATCGACGCCTAACGACTTGTCTTTTTTGTACTCCGTTTCGATCGGGCACGAATCCATGGTGAGCGTGTCGCGCACCATTTTTGCCATGAAGCCGGAGAAGTTATCGCGGTGCAGCCGTTGCCGGCGCCGCGGGTTAGTCTCCCAGCCGCAGTTCAAAAAGAACTTCTCCAGCAAGCCGATCGACTCGGTTTCATCCTTTTTCGGATGCACGTCGTCATCCTTGAGCCTGATCGAGAATCCCGGCTCATCGTGCTTGCTCATATGGCAAAACGCCTGGACCTGGCGGATGCGCGTCATGATGACCGCGTTCAATATCGGCGTCTGTTCGACCATCTGGCGCATGCCGTCGAAAGTGAATACGCCAGGCTTCTCGTAGTAGTCGCCGTTGATATGCACTTGCATGTCGTCCAGCCACACCGACTGCATGCCTTGCTGGTGCGCTTTCGCACGATCGGACGGGAACGGGATGACGTTATTTTTCGTGAGCGACTTTTGCATCGCCTCTTCCGCCATGCGGTCCTGAATCGCCTCGATCAAGGGCGTCATTTCGTGCGCTTTCATCAGTTCCGCGACGCCCGGCGTGTGCAACTTTTGTAAATGCGTCAGCGCATCAATGCGCTCATCCGCGGGCGCGGCGCCGCCCAAGGCGGCCGAAAAGGTCGATTGTTCGCTCATGCGAGCGAGTCTGCCGTCACGACTTCAAAAATGCGGCCCCTTGGCCCGATCGGCCGCGGCGGCGGCCTGCCCCTCCGCTTCCGTGCGGTAGGCGCCGATGCAGCGCCAATTCTGGCCGGCCTTCGCCACTTTCCAGACGTTCCACGGGAACGCATTGTAGCCGCCGTCCGGCCTGTTATCGCATTGCAACGTGCTGCGCTTGACGAGATATGCCGGAAGGTCTGTAGGGTATTCCATGAATCTTCGCGTTAACCGAATTTGATTAAGGTCGCATGTGCGATAACGTACAGAGGCACGCGGCGCGGCATCGGCAACCTCGGTCGTCCGATGGCATCAACTCCGATCATTGGCGGCTCGCACTTTCGCACTCCGGAGAGTGTGCATTCAAACTTCGAGGACGCACATGAAGTCCTCGATATCGCCGAGGCGGAAATCAAACGCCTGTACGCGATCATCGAGAAAATGCCCGATAACGACAAGGAAACCCGCCGGCTGCTACGCATCGTCGCCGAGGCCGTGAGGGGCGACGGCGCGCACACGCTGACCGATGCCCAAGTCGAAGAACTGCGCACATGGTATTTCAGCGACCGACGCATGCGCATTTGACGCCGGGGGCGGTGCGCTGCCGGTCGTGCGGCTTTCCGACCACGCGGCCGTTGCCGCGCTGTCCGTTTTGCGGCTCTGTCCCGTCCGTCCCGCTGGTCCCGCGCTAGGTGCCATGGCGCGCGATATCTTCACCGTCGATATGTTCGGCGAGCCGCCCGCGCCTGCGGCGCCGCTGACGCCGCTCGCGCAAGTCGCGCATTGGCGCGAACTTTATGAGGACGGCACGTATCACCAGCCTTTTTGGAAATGGCTACCGTGCAACATGCATATCTTCGCCGCCTACGTGGCCGCCGCCTTGAAAGCGCACTCCGAAGGGCGGCGCGCTGCGGCTCACCAACTGGTGTACGAATTGAGAAATAACACGGACCTTTGCGAGCGTTCGGCCGGTGGCGTGCTCAAGCTCAACCAAAACTCATCGTCCGGCATGTCACGCCTGGCGATGCAACTGTATCCGCAGTTGCGGGGTTATTTCCGGCTGCGCGTCAATCACAAGTCCCAAGCGCGGCGCCTGGACGATGGCGAGTTGTACTCGTCGCACACGCGCCATTAGGCCGGCGTCGCGATCGGCACGTAAACATCACACGCCGGGTCCGCCGGCAGCACCATAAAGCCGCGCTCGGTACAGGCGCGCGTGATCGGGTTGAACGCGGTGCAGCGGCCGCACACGTCGCCGGCCGGCGGCGCCATGTGAAACATGCGCACGACCTCCACCGGCAGCCCGGGCATGTTGCGCGCCGCGGCCTCGGCCGTGCGCTCGGCGCGATCGGTGTCCCCGGTCGGCAGGATGAACGTGCCCGTGCCGTAGCTGCGCGCCCAGGCCACGTCGCACAGCATCATCGCGAAGCTGAAATGCGGGTCAATGCCGATCTTCAGGACGCGCGCCCGCGGCTTGCGCTCGTCCTCTTTCTGTTCGACCACCAGCGCCGTCTTGGTCAAGTGCAAAAACACCCAGTCGCGCAAAATCGGCATGCGCAAGGGCTTGCCGCCCTCGATCACGTCGACGACCATTTCGTCAGGGTCCGGAAACAAACAATGGCCGTCGCGCACCCGGTACAAGGTCGTTTGCATGCACTTGTACTGGTTCAAGGTCACGGTGCGGCGCGTGCGCTCATCGACCGCCGTGTGACGGTCTGACTTCGAGAGGTCATCGCCCCACTTCATAAAATCGTCTTTGAGGTCTTGATAGCCGGCGAGAAACACGCGCCCCGGGAATTTATTGGCGAAGCGCCGCGCCTCGTTCACATTCGGCAACTGCTCGATCACCATACATTGCACGCCGTAGATATCCATGAGCTTTGCGGTGCGCTCGAACGGATCATCGTCGAATATCGCCTCCACATGCACCACGGCCTGACGCCCATCCGGCAAACGCTCCTTTATAATCACGGCATTGAACGACCCCATCTGGTCGACCCCGGCGAACGTAAACTTGCTCGATTGCTTCCACACCACGCCCGCCAGGCGCCCCGCCTCGACCGCCGCCATGCAATGCGCCATCGTCACCGGCAACTGCTCGGCGTCGATGTAGGGACGGGCGAGCACGCGGTTGTAAAAGCTCTTTTTCTGATCGCCCGTCTTGCAATGCGCCCAGCCCTCCGCGGCCATGCGCGCCGTCATGCGCGGGCTAATCACGCGCGGCAACAGAAAGCTGCGCATGTGCGCGCCGGCCGCGGGATTCTTGACGACGTACTCGCCCACTTGCGGATCGGGGATGTAGCCCAAGCACACCGGGCACACCCAGCAATAGTCATCCAAGGGCGCCCCGGGTATCTGCCCGGCATTGAAGTCGATCGAGCGTTTCGGAAAAATGCCGTTCGGGTCCGAGAGGTCGGTGAGCGCGTTGCACGTGCGGCAGCGCGTGTGCCATTCCTCCTGCGTGCCTAAGTGATACCAGAAATCAATGTCCAAGTCGGGCATGTTGGCGGTCGAGAGCATCATGCGAAAATCAATGTGCGAGTCGCCGGTCCTCGCGTGCGCCTTGTCAATGTCGTCCAGTTTCATTTCCTGCACTTCGTCCAAGGTCACAACGTCCATCGGGCGCGATTCGGTCGTCACCTTGCCCGAGGTCCACAGGAACATGAGGATGGATTCCCCGAGCGTGCGCGTGAGCACGTTGCCCTCACCGATGCGCCGCAGGCGCCCCGTCTCGTCCTCGCGCTGTATCAGGCGCCGATACACCGAGGGCACCGAGCGCAGCAACCTCATGAAGCGGTGCTCGCTCTTGAAACTCGCGGTCGCCTGGTCCGGCATGTACATGCCAATGTTGATCGGCTCCCACTTGATCGCCATGTAAATGTTGGCGAGCACTTCCCATACCGTCAGGCCCAACTGCGTCGCCTTCATGCAGATGATCGTTTTATGGTTCGCCTCGCCGGGCGTCGAGGGGATCGCCGCGTACAGCGGCAACAGCGCCGGCCGGTCCTCCAGGCTAAAGGGCTTGCCGTCGATCTTCATGCCCTGCTTGGCCAAGTCCTGACACCATTCCAAGAACGTCGTGTGCGCGTTGACCGCCGTCGGGTCCAAGCGAAAGCCGGTCGCGACCTCCAACTTGTCGAGCGCACTGTCTAGCCCGGTGCGATAGTCATACGCGGGCTGCTGGTCGGGCCAACTCATTGCACGGACACCGAGCGCGGGCGCCACAGTTCCAAATCCACATACGCATAGGCACCGCACTGGCAGCAAAACACGTAGCCGTTTTCCTCCGGCGGCTCCCACTCGTGAACTTCGGCGCGCACGTGCTCGCGGTCGCCGCCAAAGCACTTCGCCCCGCAGTAGGCCGTGTAGCCGTCACAAAACTCAAGCAGCGCCGGGTCGATTATCACGGTTCACGCTTCAAAAGAGCGGTTCCTGCGTCGATGATGGCGGTGGATCGTCGTCGTCGTCGTCGGTCGGGTCGGGCGCAGTCAAGTCGACCGTGCGGAACAGATAGCCCTGGTCGCGTATGTCATCGGCAAATCTGCCATC